TTTTGCGTAAGTGACCTTCACCAAAAGCTGAGCGAGGATTTTAAACCTAAAGCTTATGGTGTCTCGATTCATCGAGAGTTCACACTTAGAAATGAATGACCTATAAAAATTACCAATGGGACGAGAAGAACTCATCCTTGTGTAGGGCGAAAAACCAGGTCATGATTTTCTATGAGTTCAAACTCGATAGGTAATTCTTCTAAAGGAAGAATTCCCACCTAACGGTCACCGTTAGGATTATACTCAGTAGAGAGTATTAAAAGAACAAATTTCACGCAGAAATTCGACCTACATAAGTAGGATTATACTCAATAGAGAGTATTAAATAAAGTTACTATACAGCAGCTAAAGGAAAGCTTGTATAGTAAAGAACGGGTGGACCCACATGATAGCTAAGGGAAAAATCTTCCCCTGCTGCAGTATATGAGTCAACAGACACCCTTGTATGGTCTGGTTCAATACCAGGTCTAGAGACAAAGGTGTGTAAGCGGATTGATGGATGGCCAGTCACAGAATTTGTTTGATCGTAGAATTTATTTTCTCTTGCGATCGCAAATCTGCTCTTACCATACCAAGGGATTTCCACAGTAAGACTGGGATTATTAGATAGACTTGTCTGGGCAAATCCAGGTGCACCATGAGGAAGAAGTCTGCTTTGCCTCACTTGGACTGATTGTGAATCACTAGAATTCGGAGTATAAGCAGTATCATCCCATCCAATACGGCCTTCCTCAAAAATGACTCTCTGTGCTGAAAGCCTTGCCGTGACAGGATTACCTTCCGGTGTAACTGCTGTAGCTTGAAACTTGTGTCGGATTGATCCTCGATAACCCATATAAGCATTTGCATACCAATTTATAAAGTTAGGATACCAAAAACTGTATGGTTCCGCTGTAGTAGAGGCAAAAATGCTCTGAGGATTATACCCCATACAAGGCAACAAGGAAGTCAGATAATATCTATGCGTTTGACCGCCATCCATAAGCGGAGCAGTAGTATAGAATTCCATTGGGACCATGTAACCAGTATCGTACCTCTTCAGTAACTGCCTGAGAGAACTAACTGGATCACCATGGTAAATCAATGTTGACTTATCGGACACTGTTTCGCCCATTGTATCAGAAGGAGTTGTCTCAGGTAAAGGTGCGTCCATAACATCAGATTGCTCCTCCATTGGGCCATCATAAGATTGATCCTCAAAAGGACTCATCTGAGGTACTCGTCTAGGGCTAAACACTTCGAATCCTTCGCCTGCGCTAGTAAATATATTAATATCAATGTCATTATTCAGACTGGCATCAGTAGTGACTGCCAAAGGATTAAGAACACGAATACTCAATACACCATTAGTGTTGGGATCGTGGGATGTATAAGCAGATGTCCTATGCCTCCAATTAACATCTGAATCAGGAATGTCCATAATAGCATAAGGTTGAGGCTGTCCCCAGCCAATTTCGAAAGTGATATCTCTATCCTCAGAAATATCCACAATCTTAGAATACTGAATATTCTCCTCGGCTGATTTATGATAGCTAGGGTCCCACGATACAATGAGCCTACCTTTATGGAATTTAGAAGCAACAATCTGTAATCGAAATTTGATGTTGCCTCTCCAATAGGAGAAAGGTATACTGGCATGGCACAAACTAGTCATAAAATAACCTCCAGTCAACGAGTATCTGTTGTACATTTGGGGTGTCACTTTCAACTCAGAAAGTCGAACACCTGCAACGTCCAAGGATCCCCACGTGACAGATGTGAGATACGATTCTTTCTTAAACAGATAATTCAAATCCATCTCATCCGTACCATCCAGACCTGTAACATGCGGATCGATAGTAGCTTCCGATTTAGGATCTAATGTCAGCTTATGAGCCATATCTTCTCCTGAAGTTGTGGAATATCTACCGAATGTGACTTGTTGATATGGAGCCACTCTACCTATATCTGGGGGGTTAGAATAGCCAAAAGCCTTAGCTACAGTTCCCACAGTTCTTGCCGCCATCTCGGTAGCACGAGCATAAGAGCCAATGGTTGGGGCATTCTTTAGTTTGCCTGCCACCTCGGCAACCGCAAAAGCTGTATCAGATATTGGACCATCTCCATACTCATCAGCAGTTCCAGATTGAGCAGTCATCACTGGTTGATCAGATGTAGGAACTGATAAATGAATATCCTTACACCAAGCATAAACAGTCAATTGTATAGGATCGGTAGCTCCATTAGCATGTTTCAAGCCAGACAACTCAGCAAATCTAATGGATCCCATCCTATCCCATTCTGCTTCGGGGATAGATAAAGCATTATAGGGATAAAAGAAGGGTAGAGTCATACAACCACCTTGTGATTCAGTAGGGTCAATATATATATGGGGTCGCTGACTTCTTAAAATATTCCTAAAAATTGTTGGTTCGGAACCAGTTGGTTTAAACTGATCATAGATATCCAAAGGATTCTGAAAAGCCATCAATCTTCCAAAATAAAAGGGATTACCATTCACAATGATTTTTACACACATCGTCGCCTGCAATAAATTAAAGTTAGCAATCCTATTAATCACTCTTTTATTCTCGAAATACTCACTCCATACATCCAGAACTGCACCAAACTCCGCACCTGGACTCCACTCATAAGTTGCAATTTTTATGGGTCTTCTGAAGAAATCTTCTAGGTTTTCTGACGATGATACTGTGGACAAATAAGTGTCGTCAAACACTGTATCCACAGAATTCTCAGCTCCTGCATTCTCGTCAGTAAATGTCAGGATCTGATGTTTGGAGGCCGTATCCTCCATTTTGGAATTAAAAAGGGTAGCGGATCAACTATGTTAAAGTCACGGTCTCGATCCAGAGACCATGCCCGAGTTTGTCTTCACAGAAGACTACACAAAGCGAATAAATGCAAATATATATAAATATGTAAAACAAACAAAAATATGCACAGTACGTAAACCAAATATGTAGTAGATTCTTAAAATTATAATGGCCATGTGCTTACGGCCAGAGGGACAGACCTAAGTCTCCGGATAATAGGTTTGCACCCATCGGTACATTGCCTGGTCGTACGTAACGTCCAGTTGGTCGCACCAACCAATGAGATCGCACTTCTCTGCGACCTCTCTCATTTGAGATCGGCGAAGTTCGTAAACTTCCCGACCATGCGAGAACCACTCGCGAATAGCTCCATTAATATTAGAAGCGGCCTGCTCTCTATCATCATTCTTAGAAGCACCAACAAAATGGAGACTCTTGAAAATCGACATCTCATCAAGCGCCGCCATATATAATTGAGCTTCCTCATTCCAAACATTCTTACACTTCAAGAAGTCAGCATCATCATCATGCATATACTCAGTAGGAGTCGAAGTCTTATCTGGCATAGTAAACACCATACCAAACTTCGCTAGGAAACTGGCGTAAGAAATGTGGTTGAACTTAGGGAAAGCAGGGTGGACAGATGACTTGGCATCATCTCCATAAGTGACCAATGCAACAACATCGGAAAACTTCTTAAACTCTTCACTAGAATTGACAAACTCATGAACTTGACTAAGATCACCATCATAGTTAGGGTAAATATCAAAGAAACCACACCTAAAGAGAATGGAATTAACCATTGAGTTTATGTAGACAGTAAGACTGTGACCGGATGGGTTAGATCCGGCGAGTTCGATCAAATCACCATTATAAGCTACTTTTGGATAGCAGACATCCGTGGCAAGCCCAGTCATGATCTTCACATCATCATCGGAATAATTGCCCGTATGTTTAGCCAATAGAATCAAAAGCTTAAATGCTGCAAGGGTAAGTTGTGGAGGCATCCTCAAATCATATTTGCTATAATCACCAGCCAAGATACGATCAATACCAAACTGCACAACATGCGTCCTCATTTCATCCCACTCAGGGCCATGAGGATTTATGCCAACTGCACATTCTGATTGCAAAGGAAATAGCGAAAGGACTCGCGCCAATGGCAAGAAATATTTCCTCAACATCAAAGCTAGAGCAAGAGGACAAGCTTCAAAAACCCGGACCTTAGTCTTGGATTCATGTGTAGCTTCATCCTTCAAACACGCCTTGAACATTTCGAAAGAACACTCTCCCTTAAGATACTTGACTTCCAAGATTGCTACTTGGGCCCAAACCCACTCAGGTAAGTCTCGAGGGCACTCAAATTCAGGATACTCCTCCTTGGGTAAATCAATACGTATCTTCTCCTTCTTTCCAGGTACCATATAATTGATAGCTGTGTTCCACTTAATGGCATCTATAAAACGCTTTCCATCGATACCACTCACTGTCTGCACTCTTGTCAATTTCTTGATACCTGCTTTCACACTGGGAATACGATCGATCATAGCAACCAGTTGATCTTTGTAATCGAGAACGGCACGATTAAGCAAAGCAGCAGGAACGCCAAAAGTTGGATTAGCAAGATGTTTCAAAGTTTCAAACCAAGGATTTGCCTCTTTCACAGGAGGTGCATTCCACTCGCATCTCTGTCCAGTGACCTCCTCAACAGCATCAGAGATGATTGTCTTATGAGTTTGGGTTCTAAACGTTGATCTACCTGCCACACTACCAGAGAACTTCAATTGAGGATTCTCTATGTAATTCAAAGGACTTTTAGGATGCAATGATTCACTAATAAGATATTGTTCATCATATACTCTATCAGGTCTCTCTGTAGCAGAAGTGGAGACCAATACACTCGGAATCTCGTTCAGCTCACGCAGAGCCTTCTCGATTTGCCCATATGTAATGGCCCCAGCTGCTCCTGTAGTGGTACCACTATATCCAGCCAGGTGGAAACCTGCTATAATACGTTTCTTACCAACACCAATAATAGGCGACATACACATACCTTTCTTAGTATCACACTGTAGTTTGTATGTAAAACCAGGATAAGTCATCGACTCAGTGGTCACATTACCGGCGCTCAATTCTGTATTACATTGATATACAGTGCCAGAGGGATTCTTGTGAACAAAAATACCTCTGAATTGCTTAGGGGATGTATTAGGGAAATAAGATGTTAAATCTTTCCAAGAACCACCGCGATCAATATACACGAGACTCATATCAGTTCCTTCAATCCTCACAGAATGATCAACATCTACAATCTGTTTGAAATTAGCGCCAACAATATCCTGAGTTGAACGAACGAACTTACACATAATCCTGGGATGTTTCTTCAGCATATGATGTGGTATCAAAGCAACATTAGAACACGGAAAGAAAGCCTGGTTCACAACATTCTGTTCTTTACCATCATCATCAACATATTCACCAACAATATGACATGTATTCGCAGAAACCAGTTTAACCATTTGTTCCTGGGATGTGGTACAACAAGACGTGTGGCAATCAAATTCCTCTTCTGGAGTAAAACCATCCCAGTTGAATTGCTTAGCAACTCTCTTCATCAAAGTGGCTTTTGCATCAACAAGGTCGATTTCTTCATCGCTCACGGGGTCTAGCTCCGATTGGGCTTCTATCATCTTCGCATTATAAGTCTTATACAACTTAACGACACAATAAACAGCTCCAGCAGCGAAAAAGAGCGTCGTAAGTCCTTCTATATACTTCTCCCTGTATGTAGCAAAGATCCAAGGCAAGGTTTCACGTTCTCTGGATACTCTTTCCAACAATTTTTCTTCACACCGTTTCAACATAGTTTTAACGGCCACAATAGATGCAAAAGTAAATAAAATTGTGAAATATGCAGGAGAACAGAAACCCAAGTGTATGGTGACTACCCATAGAACAATCCCTGTAGAACAATCCCAGAGCATTCCAGCATAATTGGTATTCGACTGTGCTGCTTTCTGAGCTAAATCCACGGTCCAGATAGTAGCAATGCACCAAGACAAATTAGTTATGCTCATAGTGGGAAAAATACCCAACCAATACAGCAATAGAAAGCCCATAAAATAGTTGAACAGAATCCTCCAGCTTTCTTCAAACCAATCTTTCCAACAAGTGTGTCTTAAGATCAATTTCTTCATAAAACCAGTTTCCATCCAATGTTCAGGGATATAATTTGTCCATACAAACCAGTAAGACTCTTCCACATTACTAAGAAAGGCAAAACACTCTTTTGCTGATAACTTATCGATATCTCTCAATATATATGGGAAGAAAGACAGAGCCCAGGAATACCACTTATGATAAAAGGAGCTAAGTACTGTCATCATCACTGATTCTAGAACACCAGATTGTTCTTCCAAAACATTGTTATCTGGATATGTCCATTCTGTCATTACGGATTCTTCATCCTCAACGGCCTCATGGAACTTACATTTACAGAGTGCACCTGGCCTATTACAACCTTCACACCACTCCAAATGATTGGTAACTTCGGTGGATCTCTCCACCAATTTACGCTGTTCTACGAACCATGACTTAGAGTCCTCAATCATCCAATCAAGAGCTTCAGCTAGAGTCACATCTTTCATGGGCTTCTTAGTTTCATGATGCATGCACACAGCATAAGCAACCTGATCATGTTCAGCTCCATTAAAATTAACCCCATAACTGGTTTCGAGAGTAAGTAACCAAAGATCGTCCATACCATTCACCTTAGGAATTTGGCGAGCAAGACGGGCATCTAACTTACCATTTTCCATAACTTCAGGTCTACACTCAACCGTGATAATCAAATTCTCACGGCGAGTAATAGCAACGGGCTCACAAGAGTAAACTCTAGCATTACCATCTTTGACATTCTTCGTAACAATCACAACTCTAGGTTCCACAGATACACGACCTTTGGACTCGATCTCAGCTTTGTTCGCATAGATACGAACATTGTTGACCAAATCGAGTAAAATACGTGTAGGATTCACCTTACAATAATCGGGATTCTCATTACCCATATCATCCAGAAAAACACCAGAAGTATCAGATCTAAATGTGGACCAGAATTGATCATTGGCATTAAGGGTTGTCATATTCTTATCTCCATATGCAAAGTTATTAACTCTCAAGATCACTGCCATTGTGATAGCAGCTAAGTAAGATTTACCTTTGCAACTACGACCATGAAATCCCACACAATAAGGTTGAATACGAAGTCCTCCCTTTAGACGCGTTTCAGCGAAATCCGAATGACATGTCTGTAATCTACTTCGCTTATCTAGCAAGATCTTTTTCAAAGTAGCACTTTCAGTCGTGCGCAATAAATCATTACATTTGGCAATGGTTTCAACAAAGAGCGATTCAAGCTTGTTCTCATCGAACATACAGCCATTCTCGTCCCCTAGATTACCATTCCTATACAAACGTGCATAATTTTCACACTTCGTAATCTTCTCAATAAGCAAACTAATTTCATCATCACCTAACAATAGAGGAGCAATAGAACCAGTAGCGAAACACTTCCATCCACCCTCAATGAAATAGACAAAAGTATCAGCTAGAGCATCAAACAAATCCAATGCAGTGGCATGCTTTGGGGCAACAGCACCACTAAACAATTTAAAACCCCCTAAGGAGAAATCAATAGCAGCGGAGCTACACAAACCAAGAGCAACAAGAAGAGAGCAAACTTGAGAAACCTTCCCAAACAACGGGTTATTTCGCAATAAGTTCCAATTAGCTTTACCGGATTTAAGTCCGGCAATCCAATCTGGTAATTCTGCTTCTTCTGCATCTGAACTTTGTTCTGTCATGGGCATTTCCAATATAGATTCTATTAATGATAACACAATACCATTCTCATTGATCTTTGGACTAAGAGTCTTTACATACAACAGAATGGCACCGGTAGCACCTGCTAAATTTTTCACATTAGCTAGAGTCAGAATGAGAACCATAACGGTCTCAATATGGGAAAAAGAAGATGCCATTTCAGGATGAAGCGCACGGAAGTGTTTGAAACTTTCCTTAATAGCCGCTCCAACTTCTCCCGACTGATCTTCCAACCAAGCCTCAGGCTCAGCGAAATCAGATAAAGATAGAGCACTATCGCACATAGATGGATCAATTTCTTGTTCATCAAAACCCAAATTAAGTTTTGCATCAAACATCTCAGACACACTTATACAACCATCCACAACAAGACCACAAAATCTAGAGTTATTAGCATACATACCAATACCATCATATTTGGGAAGTTGAGGGGGATTAATACTAGCGGAAAAATTGGTGAGAATACAATTCGCCAAATCTAAGCAAGTAATATTAGGAAAACCTAACTGGAACTCAGAAGGGAATGAGATATCACTATTTGCTGGCAATTGACCATCAGAGAAATCATCAGTAGTTTCCTGACTATCATCAGTATAATCAGAATGCCAAGAATCATCATCTCTATAAGATATGAGATCGGCTTCAGTATACTCCGAATGAACATCAGAGACAGAATCATCATCGAATAATCTTCGAGGAAGTGGTAAATGGACGGAAACGGAACTATCATCAGAATCAGAATCATAGCCCACAAATAAAGGGGGCAGATCATCTGGAATGGTAGACTCGTCATCAGTGTCTTCAACATGTCTTCGACGAAGCGGTGGAAGAGATAACACGGAACTAGCTTCAGAATCAGTATCGAACTGCTCTCCAAGCCAAGGGGCAGAATCATCATCGTCAAAATCGGATTCAATATCATATCCGAACGTCGTCATAGATTCAGTGTCACTGGTATAATCAGATTCATAAGAAAATCCATCAGATGCTTCATCATAAGCCATCTGGATCTCCTCAGGATCCATATTACGATACATACGAGGAATGATGGTGTCAATATCATCCGGTGGGTATCTATAATAATCATGAGCTTGCTCTTCAAAGGGGCTATTTAACAAAGATTCATCGTCAAACTCGAATCTCAGGAGCACAGCAGCTTGTTCTTCAAATGGACGAAACATTACATAAGTCCAAAGAGAAAATAGAAAGCAAGCGAGGGGGGGTATCAAGTACATATATACGAAGCAGAGATCGCAATAAAAATTGTACAAGAAAGTAGGGAAAATATTCAAAGGTATTGAAAAGACAATGGATTTAAAGACTAAAAAAGTAATAACACATTTAAACAATACAAAAAGAATTTCTGCTGTTGGGGGGGAAGCTGCAAAACTTCCACACATGATTTCAGACATAAGTCTGGCCAACTTTTCGGTTTGATCCTGAAAAATACTTATCATGTTGGGGGGGGGGGGTTGAACTTTCAAAGCAAGTTCACAGCTCCATATGTTTGGATTGAGTTCCGACAAACATAGAAAATTACGGTTGCTTTAAATGCTTTTCAAGCAATATATATTAGAACGTCGACCTAATTGACTAGATCGCATTACACGGTATTAAAATTTCCTTGTGGTTTTGCATAATAAACTACATATTAATATAATCAAATATTTAAGTAGAGGTAAGTTTATTCCAATAGAAAAATTACATTCAAGTTGGCAATGTTACGATGTAATGTGAGAAATTAATCTCATTTTTATCATATCCGTTGTTAATACTAGGTTCTAGAACTTCGACAGGTAATTAAAGCATTTCCTGCAGAGAGGTTTTCGAATAACTAGCACCAACAAAAGGTGTGCGATATTCATATATAAGTTGTATTTACAAATAAAGATAGTTTGGAGTCGGTCGTAGCTCTACACGCTACGGAAGGACTCAGGGGGGGGGTGTCAAATAATCATTTTGTCTTTGAGGAAAAGACAATCAAATTCAACGAAACAAATAATGTATAGGAGGTGATCAACTCCACATTATAAAATCCTCATGATCAGGGGGGAATTTCTTAGATAATACAGTAATTCTGGACTGCTAAAAGTATCGAAAACAAGTAAAGATAATCTTACTTTAGGGGCGCGCTAACGCGCCCAAAAAGATAAGAAAACTTTACAAGGGCGAATTCACGCCAAATAATCGGTTAGTGAT